GACGCTGGCGAATTTGCCGCCAGATACGCCCCAGGTCTCTTGCACGGTGCGCTTGATGTCTTTGCATCCGACCTTGTGGATACTCCAGTATTCACGCTTGACTCTCTGGTGGTTGATTACGATGACCATGTCTGTCTGCTCCTATCTGCTCGTGATCTGTTACGCCTAGCTGAGACCGTGAAGTTCGCGCCAAACGATCCATGTTGTGGCTTGTAGTTCACGGGGTGATATTCCAAGGATTGATGCTACTTTGCGATAGGCTTCTTCGACGTGGTCGTAGGCCCCGATCCTGCCCAACACTTGAGCTTGTTTGCTGGATGCCCGGTATCCAAGCCATACAGAGAAGGCGTGCCTATCGACCGTCACAGATTCCACGTCTCCAAGGATCGCCTTGTGGAATGCAATCACCTTGTTACCGCCCAGCACATCCTCTGGATCGACACCGGCGATTAGCCTTAAGGCTTTATGCTTGTTCGTGCCGCTTTGCCACTTTGACCAGCCCGTAGCTACAACATCTTGGGCAGCCTGGACATTGACGCCCCACTCCGTGGATGGTGACAGAACCGCAAGGATTGCGGGGCCCTGCTCGTGGAGTTCAAGCCCTATTCTGAGGGCTTCCGGATACCATGCCTGCCCTGCTGCTATCTGGGCATCGGTGGCACTCTGGTAGGTCCGCAGGATGTTCTCCCAGCTACCACCTTCGAATCTGGTGTCATCCACGACCGGACCTGTCTGTCGTACGGACGATACTGGCTGTGTTGATGTGACCATGGCAAAGATCCCCCCACCCGTTGTTTAGTGAAACCATGACTGTATGGACGGGATCATGCCACAGCCTGAAATACCCTGTCAAGCCTTTTCAGGGCGGATTAGGGCGGATCAGGCATGGATCAGGGCAGGTAATTAGGGCAGTTTAGATACGGGACAGGCGAATCTGGGCGGATGTTGTGGCTTGGGGAATATCTCCCATCCCATGCAAGCCATGCAAAGAGCAGGACAGGGTAGGACATGGACAGGGCAGGACAGGGCATGGCGGGACAGGGCAGGGCAAAAGGGGCTTCAGGCAGGGCAGGACAGGGCTTTGACAGGGCAGGACAGGGCAGGACCGCCGTGACGAGGGACAGGACAGGACAGGACATGGCAGGACTCGGTAATCAAGGAAGACTCCCATCCCCTCCCCAGGGGACAGGGTTTGCCAGGGGGCATGCCTTGGGCTTTCTTATAAATACATACAGATACCCGTGACAATTTCATGTACAGGGGCACCCCCTGTTGCATGCACAGTTACATGTAACCGCATGTAATTACATGTAACTAGACCTGGGCCCCCTGTCTTGTCTTGTCTTGTCTTAAGATGTTACGTGTAACTAATACTCAGGTTCTAAGACCTGATGTCTTGTATTAGTTACATGTAACCCTGTCCTGGGTATGTAATTACACCAAAGGCATTCGTCTTACAGGACTCAGGCGTAATTACACACCATGTACAGGCATTCACTTTGGTTTTGCCTTGAAGGCCGGTGCCAATGGCCACCCGAACTCTGTTATGGAGTTAGGGAAGAATTTCTCTGCCTTACATACCACGCACTTGCCCTTGGATTGAGGTCCGTTGGGAGATTCCACCCTCCAGAGGTGGTGGTGTGTGGCGTTTTTGATCCAGCCCTGCAGGGTTGATTTTGGGATCTCGTATTTCCGGGACAGGTCCATTACCCCGATGCCTCCCAAGAAATCAGAGACCACCACCTCCTTGGTCACGTCGTCGTATTCCCTCATTTGCCTCCCCCTCAATAGTGTATCCATTATTCTATCTGGCACATATCTGAGCGTCAAGACTTATATACAGTACCAATGCCCGCAATTGCATTGACACCCAGCGACGATTGCGGTACCGTTCATTAGGAAAATCTCTTATAGCGGTACAGATATGAACGAGAACCTTGCCACCCGGTACGCCAGCAGGTATGTCAACCATCAGGGTAGGGGCAGGGTTTCGGCCAGGTCCCTCGACATTGCCCGGTCGGTAGTGATGAACCCGAAGCTCAGCTACAGTGATGTCGCTAAACAGTTCGGGGTATCCAGGCAGAGGGTGGGACAGATAGTTCGCAGGATGAATGTTTCAAAGATAAAAAGGTAATCCATATGGCTAAATCCGAAAAGCCACTATCCACCAAGGCAATGTCTACCAGGGCACTTCAAGACTCTTTCCTCGCAGCATATGTGCTGGTGGGCTCCATAAAGAAGGCGTCAGAGGCCGCTGGGATGTCCCGTAATACCGTTAAGGGTTGGACCAAGAACGATGTTCAGGGGTTCAGGGACCGGATGGAAGAGGCCAAGGAAGACTTCCGAGAATACCTACAGGACATAGCGGTAGAGAGGGTCCAGGGACAGAAGCCAGGGGACAACCCCGTCCTCCTCATCACCCTCCTCAACTCCCACTGGCCAGAGAAGTACCGCAGGACTGGCTACTACGCAGACACGTCAGCCAAAGAGATCATGGGCGAGTGGAAGAAGTGGGTCAAGGAAAGTAAAAAACATGCCAGGACTAGAGATGAGGTCTCCGACCGCAGCAATGCAATAGAAGAGGCGGAGAATATCCTTGCCAGAAAAGCCAAGCACAGGGACGATGGGGACTGATTCCCTATCCGATTACATATTCTCAAGGCTTGAGTTCCTTCCCACTCCCCTTCAGGCACAGATACTCGGGTCCCGTAGCCGCTTTTCACTCGTGGCCGGTGGGGAGCAGGCCGGGAAGTCAGTGGTCGCGGCCAAGTACCTCGTCTCCCGGTTCCTCGAAACAGAGGAGGCAGGGCTCTACTGGCTCGTCGCCGCAGACTACGAACGCACCCGGGCAGAGTTTGAATACCTTGTAGAGGACTTCGGCACCCTCGGAGTGCTGGCAGAAGTATCCAAGAGAGTAGACCCTGGCAGGATAGTTCTCGCAGACGGCACAAAGATAGAAACAAAGTCCGCAAAGGACCCGAGGACCCTCGCGATGAGAGCCCCCGACGGCATCCTCGGGTGTGAGGCGTCCCAGCTAGACCTCGATACCTACCATAGGCTCCGGTCCCGTGTGGCACCCAAAAGGGGATGGCTCTTCCTCTCAGGCACCTTTGAGGGCTCCCTGGGCTGGTATCCACAGCTATTCACCTCGTGGCAGGCAGGCAAGGACGACGCCAAGTCCTTCTCCCTGCCCTCATATTCCAATACCCACCTGTACCCCGGAGGGGCCAAAGACCCCGAGATACTCAAGCTCAAGACGATGGCCAGTGATGAGTTCTTCATGGAACGCATCCAGGGCATCCCCTGCCCACCCGCAGGTCTTGTGTTTGGCGAGTTCCGTGTAGATCTCCATGTAGATGACGAAATCAGCTACGTCAAGGGCGAACCGGTGCATGTCTGGATGGACCCGGGCTATGCCGGTGCCTATGCCGTTGAGGCGGCACAGGAGATCAATGGACAGATATGTGTATTCGATGAGGTCTACGAACGTGGCCTTACCACGGACGAGATCATTACCATCGTGACGAACAGGCCCTGGTGGCCCGACGTGACCTCTGGTGCCATAGATATCGCGGGATATCAACACCAGGCCATGTCCGCCCCGGCAGAGATGTGGATGGATCAGACCGGCCTGTATCTAGACGCCCAGAAGATCAGGATCAATGAGGGCACCGAGAGACTCAAAGGGTTCATGAAAATAGATGCCACCCTGTCCAAGCCCAAGATCGCCTTCTCCCCCAAGTGCCTGGGCATACTCTCAGAGTTCGGGGCAGTGCCCAATCCCCACGACGGACAGACCAGGGCCTACCGGTGGAAGACCGACCGTGACGGTAATACCGTGGGTGATCAGCCGGACGATAAATATAACCACGCCGCCAAGGCAGTGATATACGGCCTGGTCAGCCGGTATGGTTACGGTGTGCTGAACAACAGGGACTTTATCAAGGTCAGAAGGCATTAACAGATATGGCAAGGCTAAAACCAGAAGACATCATCGACAAGGTAGATGCCCACTACGAGGGCACCAATACCCTACGGGACCGTATGGACCGTGACCATAAGCTATATAAGCTAGAGCCCTACGACGCGGGCGACGGGTATAAATCGTATACCTCCAATAGCCCCCAGACCTATGCAGACAAAGTGGTGTCATGGCTGACTGCTGCCGACCTTATAGTAAGAATACCGCCCAATGGCAACCCTAGAAATACAAGGGATATCAATAACGACAAGGAAAGATTCATCATCGGCGCTCTCCGAGCAGCAGACGATGCGCTGGTCAAGAAACTCGTGCCCACCCTAAAGAGCCAGATCGCATGGTATATCACCCTCCGGGGATGGTATGCAGGCCGTGCGCTGCTGGTGAAGAACAAAGAGGGCAAAACATCCATAGATATCACGCCCTGGGACCCGATGCATACCCACTGGGGCGTCGGATCGGAAGGCCTGTCCTGGGCCTGCTATAGGATCAAAAAGACCCGGGACGAGATAGAGGCCCAGTACAACGTCCACCTGGGTGACTCCCGGATCGACGACGACGGGGTCATGGTCTATGACTACTATGACTCCGAATGCAATACCGTCGCCATCCCTGGCCGGTTTATCAAGAAACGTACACCCCACGGCATGGAAGGCCGGGTCCCCATCTTCATTGGCCCGGTGGGCTCCACCCCTCTGGTACAGTCACTGGAGTGGTCCTCTATCGAGGATACCCTCGAAGACTATGGCGAGTCCGTATTCAAAAGCACCCGGGAGCTATACGACAACCATAACTTCATGATGTCCGTCATGTTAGAGCTTACCGCCCGGTCCCGGAAGCAGGGCCTAAAGGTACGCTCAAGGGACGGCACCAAGACCCTGGACGAAGACCCGTACCAGGAAGGCACAGAGATATCACTGGGCCAGGGCGAGGACGTAGAGCCCCTGGGCCTACTGGAGCTGTCCAGAGAGACCGGGGCCTTCATGGGACTCGTCTCGGGCGAGATGCAGCGAGGGTCCATACCCCATACCGTCTATGGAGAGATCCCGTTCCAGCTATCAGGCTTTGCGATAAACACCCTGAGACAGGGCGTCGAGTCCGTGCTGGTCCCCCGGGTAATGGCGATGGAGAGGGCCTACGTCCAGATATCCAACCTACTCTGCGACCAGTACCAGTCCGGTGCCTTTGAGGCCGTAGAGCTGTCCGGACAGGACAATAACCGGATGTACTTCTCCGAGGAGATCACCCCGTCCAGGATCAAAGATGGCGGAGACCCGGAGATCAAGCTCGTCACCCGGCTTCCCCAGGACGACATGTCCCGCTACGGGATGGCCCAGATCGCACGCGAAGGCCAAACCCCGCTGCTGCCAGACCTGTGGATCAGGGACAACATCCTGGGCATCCAGGACGCAGACCAGGTCGAGGACGCGGTCAAAGAGCAGATTGCAGAGAGGACACTGCCAGAGGCGGGCATATGGTCCCTGTATCAGGCATCAGTCAAACAGGGCAGACAGGATCTGGCGGAATTGTATTTCGGGGAACTTGTTGCAATGCTCTTTACAAAAGCACAACAGATGGCCCAAACTATGGGCGGGGCAATGGGCCCGCCACCAGGAACTCCCTCTCCTGCTCCCGGCGCAACTCCTCCCGGTGTGGCGGGCCCACCCCCAATGGCAGGGCCACCACCCATGCCGCCACCCCAGGTCATGCCCCCGGCCATGGCTGGAGTACCACCCCCGGTCCCGGTGCCGCAACCCGTCTCACCCGTCGCGCCAGGCCAACCAAGGCCAGGAGCGCAGGGAGACGAGGAAAGATTACGAAGGATAGGGCTGGCAGGTCCTAGAGGATAGGTCAATGGCATTACAAACCCCCTCCAGATCTGATGAAGAGAGACTTATAAGCGCATTCGGGGCGCTGCCACAGCTTGCCATGACTCCCGACACAGTGGGCTCGGTGACCTCCTTCCTTACAGGGGATGATAGGGGCCAGGGACCCCTGCTCACTTCAATTGCAGAAGCAGCACAAAATGGGACGCTGCCACCAACGAGGAAGGTCACCTCAAAAAGCACCTTCCTGGCAGCCATGGACGAGACGCAGAACCCGATGATGGCAGCCATGGCAGCCGAAGAGGAGGCCCGGCTGGACATCTTGGCGAAGGCCCACGCGGCCAGCATGAAGGCTGCCGCCAGCCCCGAGAACCGCGTGGCCATGGCGACCCAGCACTACCTCGCAAACTACCCCGAGGCCCTCTACGCCACGGGAGGCCCAACCCCGGAATTCGCAAAGTCGTTCGGGGTCCCCACCAAGGCCCTGGACGACGCCGTCAGTGATATGAAAATACAGCCGGGATTACTCACCGAGGACATGGGGCTTCAAGGAAACGGGAATATCCCCCCCTCGGTGATTAAAGCGATGGAGGAAGCCGCGCCCTCTGGAGGGTCCGTCAACGACGGGATGAATGGCGAGATGAACGGCATCGGCGCGGTAGTGCCCACGGGCACGGAAGGGACAAGCCGCGAGGAGTTGGAAGAAAGACTAAAAGAGATTAGAAGACTACTGGAGTCACCGGGCGGTTTCACCAACACACTCTACTTAGAGGCCATCAGCACCGCTGCCGATCTGTACCTGCTGTCATACCCAGAGCTTGGACGCGGGGTAGCAGAAGGCCATGCCAAGAGTTACGTTGATGGGTGGGGCACCGCCCTTGCCGGGGGCGGGGCTAACGGCGCAGGTGAAGAAGGCGCAGATAAACCTGAAGGCACCTCTCTATCTATATTAGCCGAGGCATCGCAAGGTATAGACCAAGCCTCATGGGGCACGGCACCCAGAACCCTTCCCGCGGTTGCATACTACTCACTTGAGGATCAGTACCAGGCCGTGGCAGGTCCCCAGATAGGGCCGATGAGGAATAGGCCCGCCGGTCAGGCAGCACTAAAAGCAGGATACCTCCCAGCATTGGGACGGTTCCTTCTCACTGCCGTGCTGAGCAAAACAGGACAGGACCAGCAAGAACTCTGGGACCCACGGTTTGATCGTAAAGACGAGTGGTTTTATGAGTGGGGGGAGGAAAACTTCAACACCCCTGTCTCAGAGGCTGAACGACGGACTATGTATTCCAACTGGTACGAACTTGCAAGGGCCTCTAAGGGTGAGAGGT